AAGATAGATCAGCAAAACTAGTAATTGCTACTGCAGATGATACTTTCACACCTGCGTTAACTAAAGCTTTACCACCTGCAGTATAACCTGCTGGTGAAGATACTTCGTTTGCTGTTATGTAGTTTTCAGTTGAAGCACCTAGTGTTGCTAGTGATGTATACATCGCCAAATTGTAAGTGTCTGATGATGCATCGAAGTCGTGTTGTCCTTGAAGTAATTCTTTTTTAAAAGAATTACAGATTGCGTTTGTTGTTATTGCCATAATTTTTCTCCTTTATATAATTTTATGGTGATGGTGAAGGTACCTTAACTCTAGGTACACCACTATCGTATTCTCCTCGTCTTCTTCTACCCATTTGTTGTAACGCAAATGAATTGACTTCTTCATCATACTTGCTTTTATTCATACTGTAAAGATTATCAGGTCCTTTTAAATAAAGAAAAGCTTCAGTTAAAACTCCGTGTTTCAACATGCTTTCTTGATATACAGAAAGAAAAGTAGTATTCGTTGTCGTAAATTGAGGTGGGTCAATAATATAATTAATTTGAACTTGATAAGTAGTTAAATCAGGAATAGGCGCTACCAGTATATTAAAATCATCCCAATTAGCAAAAAATGCAGGTAAGCCTGTGGTTCCAGTACTATTATATTCAGAAATAAAACTAGTTTCTCTTTTCTCTAAAAAAGATCTATCACCATTGGCTTTAATAACTTGTATTGATCTTACAATCATACAATCTGCAGGTAAGCTTACATATCTGTTGTTTTGAGTAAAAGTAGAAGTAGAGTATTTTCTTAAATCATCATAATCCACTTTTCCAGCTACGTCTAATTCAACTGTTCTTATAAAACCTTGAATAATAGTATCCGTTAATACATTACTATCTACTTCTGTGTAATCTCTTATTTGTGTTAAAAAATTTGCATATGATATAGCCATTATGTAATCTCCACATTAACTGAATTTAAACCTACATTAAGTTGTCTTCTTCTATTTTGTTCTGCACCATTGTCAGGTTGCATTCCGGAAGATAAAAAAGCAAACTCTCCTGGTAATGTTAAATCAATTGTAGTAAAAAAAGCACCTCCAGAATTAAATGTAAAATCTTGTGCTCTAGAATTTTGTAAAGCCACAGCATCTGCTTTGACTGTTTTTCTTCTTATTTGAGGATGCTTTGGTTCAAACTCAGATATATGAACTAATGCACCTGTCCATTCTCTAACCATTTCTTTGTAGGGAAACGCCTGACCTGATCTATCAGATATAGCATGTGATTGTTTACCAGTTGCATAAGCCATTACACACCATCTCCAAAGTAAGTTTGAGGTGAAATATATAAAGAAGTTCTAGAACCATCTTCATCTAAAGCTCTTTTCATTTCATCTTCATAAGCTAGTTTTAACATTTGAGATCTTTCTGGAGCTTTTAAAAAAGATAGATAATAAGCAAGTCCTGCTACCATACAAGGTAAAAATCTAAAAGGTGCATCTGGAGTATTTGTATATCCTCCTGCATCTTCAATTCTTCCAATATAGTAGTATTTTAAATAAGTATAAGTAGAAGCATCTGGAGTTTGATACAAATAAATTTGTGGGTTTATTTGTCTATCCACATAATACTGAGAAGGTTGGCCTGTAGCTCCTTTATTAGGTAATCCAGCGTAAGTAGATCTGTCTGTTTTAGTTAAAGATACATCTTGTATAGTAGGACTGTTTCCAGCTCCTGTAGATATATAAGCTTCTAGTACATCACTACAATCTTGTGGCGTTGCGTATTCACTTACACCACTTGTAAGAAGTTGTTCTTTATTTTTAACTTTCCATAAATGAAGTCCTCTATTTCCCCATTCCGAAAATAAAATATTTAAATTTCTTCTAGCTCTTTTTAAATCATAGCCTGATTCAGTGGATACTCCACATCTTTCGTAAGACTCATCTATTATTTCATCTACGTTTAAATCAAAAGTTGTTGTTCCTGATGAAGCCATTATAATATATCTCTATAATAATTTAATTTAATTTTATCTGTTTTAGTTAATTTTGTAGCACCATGTAATTTTACAGCCTCAACTTTATCTGCTTTAGCAAATTTTTTAGACTGTCCTTTACCTAAATCAATAAGTTTTTTACCACTAGCTTTAGCATATCTTTTAAGTCCATATCTAATACCAGCAGTTAATAAACCACCAATTAACAGTCTTTGTGCTTTCACTAGATCATCCCTTTGTAATAATCTACTAAAGATTGATTAGAAATAGTTTCTCCGTCTATACTTGAGTTTATAGAAGATCCATTATATTCCATTTCACCGCCTTTTGATTTTTTAGGAACACAATTAGGTACTTTTCGTCCACCTTTAGACTTCATTCCAATCATTTCATAACCAGACCAACAAGGCCCCTTACCTTTACTCATTTTTTTAGCCATTTGTTTCTCCTTTTATTTTAGCGGCCGCTTTGTAAGTGTATGACTTATCCTTTTTGCGGTTGTACAACTTCTTTGATTGTACCACTTTTAAATGGAAGATTCTAGACCTTAGGTTTTTTACGATTGGATTTTTTTTTGGCATGATCACTATCTTTCATAAGCTTTCCATTTGGCATATAATGATACCCTAATGGTGCTTTTTTCTTTCTAGCGCCTGTAAGTTTACCTTCTATTTGTTGTCTTATTTGTGGTCTTCCTATCGCCATTTTATTCTCCTATTTTATTTTTATACCAAGTTGCTATAACATATCTTGTATTTTTTTTAACTTTTTTTACACCATGTTTATAGTAGTTACCGTCAAAAAACAAACTTCTACCTAAAATAGGTTTAATAATTGTACCATCTTCATAATAAGTTTCACCCCCTTCAAAATTTTGATTTAAATAAACTATTGAAGAAAAAGTTGTTTTATTACTTGTTGCATCAAAATGTAACTTTTGTTTAGAACCTATAGGCCATTTAACAATTTCAAACCAATCAATTTTAGAATTAAATAACTTTGAAGTTGATTCAAGTTTTTCTACTAAAAAACTAATTGCAAAATTATCTATATCTAATCTAAGTGGATACACATCACGAAAAAGAAAAGATTTTGTTTCGTTTGATTTATAAAAATCAATTAAAAAATTACATTCTTTATTTGATAAAAAATTATCAGTTAGCAAAGTGTTCACATTAAATCTACTGCTTTTCCTATTATTGGTTTATATTTAGTTTTACCATCTTCTCTAAATGCATGCAAGAATTGTTTTCTAGGTTTATCTTCAATATAACTACAATGGCACCACCCGCTTGAAGGCTCTCCTTTTTTGTAGAACTCGAGAATCATTTGATCATATTCAAGATTCTTATATATCCAATCACAAAGCTCAGCATTATCAACTCCTGGACATTCAAAATCAACGGCCTCCGCATTGCAGTGCTGACTGTTAATAGAACTTCCTATTGCAACAGATAGCTCTGGAGAACGATAGCAGCTGGTCACTGTTACAGGACCAAAATGGTCTCTTACAGGCTGTAAAATATTATCACACAATAGTTTTAACTTTGCTATTTGATCTGAGTTAGGATTATTATCTATGCCCTTACGGACAGCTGTGTCCGATTTAATTAATTCTTGAAGAGTGAAGTTACGAGATAAGTTCATTTATTGACAGGATAAACACTCATCACTGTCTTTGTCAAGGTCAGCAAGTGCTTCTTGTTTACATTCATCGCTACAGAACATATCAAATTCTTCTTTACCTTCAAACTCTTTTTCGCATTTTTTACAGTTTTTTTTCATTAATTTAATATAAGTTTTTTAATACTTTTACTACCATCTATATTTGTCTCTAATTCTGCTGAACCAGTGTAGCATTTATAAGATACACTTTCTGAATACTGTCTCTCCGCCTGGCGCTTACCACGTAAACACGTAGCCATTGATTCTTGAATACGTGCCTCATTAATACTTCCATTAACAAACATAAGAAGAGCTACTACAGTTTCTATCATTGGCCATTACCGTTTTTATATACTATCTCTCTGTTTTTATCTTTTAATTCTTCTACGTCAGTTAATAATTTATTAATCTGACGTTCCATAAATTCTATTTTTAATTTATTACTCATGTTCATTTCAATATTTTGTTGTAATTTCTCCACCTGTTTATAGAGATCTTCGATCAACATGAATTGCTCAGAGTCTGCAGGAAGTGAACCTAATTGTCCACGTGGCCATTTTATTC